ATGACAAAGGTGTGGTGATGAACAGAATGACACCAGAAGAGATTGAAGTACGAGTATGGGGTTTTATTGTTATCTGCATCATGGTGATGCTTACAGCAATCACGCTGGGCATTCTGTGGGCGGTGACCTTTGAAGAACAGTCGATGGAGTTAGCGCCAATTGATTCTATTTTCTTGGAAATTCTTAAGGCTGTTGCGTATATGTCTATCGGTACTCTCGGCGGTATTGCGGGTCGTAAGGTTACGAAAGCAGTTGCTGAAGAGATAGCCGAGAAAGATAAGGGGGAGTCATGATTCCTTTAGCAGCGATTATGTCGATTGGGGAGAAGGTGCTTGATAAGGTTCTCCCAGACCCAGCCGCCAAGGCTGCAGCACTTGCTGAGTTGGAAAAGATTAAGTCTGAGGGTCGTCTTGCAGAACTGAATGCAGACAACATTGAGGCCCAAGAACTGACCAAACGGCAGGAAGCCGACATGAAGTCGGACTCTTGGTTATCTAAGAACATCCGCCCGATGACGCTGGTCTTTATCCTAATTACCTACACGGCCTTTGGCCTGATGAGTGCTTGGGATCTTGAAGTCAACAACAATTATGTTGAACTGCTGGGCCAGTGGGGGATGCTCATTATGTCGTTTTACTTCGGTGGACGAACCCTTGAGAAGATCATGGATATGAAGGCAAAGCAGAAATGAACCCGACAGACAAATTATCGGAGAACTTTACCTATGAAGAACTTACTCGCTCGGATACAGCAGTTCGCCTCGGCGTTGAAAACACGCCTAATGACACTGAAATCGAAAATCTTCGCCGCCTTGCAACGCTTCTCCAAGAAGTAAAAAAGGCAGTTGGTGGCAAGGCCGTGATGGTCAATAGCGCCTATCGGTCTAAACCTGTCAATGATGCGGTCGGATCGAAAGATTCGTCCCAACACCGGCTTGGTTGTGCGGCTGACCTCCGAGTTCCGGGGATGAAGCCACGGGAGGTGGTGGAAGCCTGCATAGCCGCCAAGGTCCCCTTTGATCAGATTATTTTGGAGTTTGACTCTTGGACGCATATTTCGGTGCCAAACACACCTGAGATGCAACCTAGAGGCCAAAAACTGATAATTGACAAACAGGGAACAAGGGCATTTTTATGATGTTTAATATTAAAGGAAAAATGTAAAATGGCTAAAGAAAAAGCTGTTTGGGAAAAGCAGCGCCCAAAATCGCTAGGAAAACCGAAGGCTCTGTCGCCGCAGAAAAAAGCGGCAGCTAAATCAAGAGCTCGTGCGGCGGGTAGACCATACCCGAACTTAATCGATAATATGGCGGTTGCTAAGAAAAAATGACTACAGCTGCAGTAATGACTTACGATTCATTGGTAGATGATATTTCTACCTATTTAGAACGTACAGATCAAGCTACTCTACAAAAGATTCCCACATTTATTATGTTGGCGGAGCAGGTAATTGCCGCTGAGATTAAATTCTTAGGCAACCTGACGGTCCAGCAAAGTACCATGGTGGCAACACAGGCTATTATAGATAAGCCCGCCAGATGGCACAAAACGGTATCTATGAATGTGGTCATTGCTGGAGAAAGACAGCCTATCTTACTTCGCAAATACGAATACTTACGTGAGTATTGGCCTAATGCCACGGATACAGGAGTGCCTAAGTTTTATTGCGACTATGATTACACGCATTGGTTAGTTGCGCCTACACCTGCACAAGCCTATAACTTTGAAGTTTTGTACTATGAACGCATTCAGCCTTTAGATTCTTCTAATCAAACAAATTGGTTCACTATATACGCGCCTCAAGCATTACTTTACGGCACTTTGCTACAAGCTATGCCTTTTCTTAAAAATGATGAGCGCACGCCGTTATGGCAATCTCAATACGATAAGATTATGCAAGTCTTAAAAGTTGAAGACGTAACACGTATTGGTGACCGTCAAGCCACCGTATTGGATTCGTGATGAGCTATAATTCGCCTTTTACCGGTAATGTGATTCAGCCAACCGATGTTGCGTATCGGTCAATTACCCTGTCGGCCAACCTGCAGCTTGAATGGCCAATCAACGGAAACGCCACCGATGACTATGCGGCCAGGATCATGGAAGTCACGGCCACGGCCGGGGGGCTTCTTCTCAAGATGCCTCCTGCTAATCAGGCTTCGGTGGGTAACGATGCTCTGATCCGAAATGTCGGGGGCACGACTTTTACGGTCGCAGACTTTGATGGCAACACAATCGTTGCGGTCGCTGCCGGAGAGGCTAAGTACATCTACATTGAGACCAACCCGGACGAGGCAGGAACCTGGGGGGTTATCGCTTTTGGTGTAGGCACTTCTAACGCTGATGCTGGTACTTTAGCAGGCTATGGTTTATTGGCCAGTGGCGCCACGCTTAACCAATCACACCCCGTGTCTACAATTGGTACGAATTATTCCGTTACAGTGGCAGATCGTGCACAGACGTTGGTGTGGACAGGTGGCGCAGGTACATTTACATTAGCTGCAGCTGCAACTTTAGGCAATAATTGGTTCACATTGGTTCGTAATGCCGGTACTGGCACACTTACAGTAGCGCCTTCTAGCGGTGAATTAATTGACGATAGTGGTACTTTAAGTCTACAGCCATCAGACTCATGCTTTATTGTTTCATCAGGCACGGCTTTTTATTCGGTTGGTATTGGGCAAGGCGCTGAGTTTAATTTTACGCAATTAACAAAAGCAGTCACAAATGGTACTTATACTCTTACGCCTACTGAAGCAGCTAACGTCATACAAAAATATACAGGTACATTAACTAATAACGTTACTGTACAGCTGCCACAAACAATTCAAGTTTATTATATTACCAATCAAACTGATGGTACGGGTGCTAATTATACAATTACATTCAATACGGGCGTGGCAGGTGGCAGCAATGCCATTGTGCCGGCTGGACAGCAAGCAATCTTAATTTGCGACTCAGTTAATTTATTAAACGCTTCAACAATTGCTGCAGGCATTGTAAGCGTTGCGTTGGCCAATGGTACTGTCTCGGCGCCATCTCTATCATTTGCGTCAGAGACTAATACTGGCGTTTATCGACCTGCTGCCGGACAGTTTGGCATTACCATTCTTGGCACTCAGCGGCTTAATGTATTGGCAACAGGCATATCAGTAACAGGCACTGGAACTTTTAGCGGTGGCGTTCTTGGTGGGACTTTCTAATGACGCAGAAGGTCTTTGCCCTCGATACGCAACCTGGCATACAGCGGGACGGGACGGTGTTTGATAAGCAATTCTATAATGATGGCCGTTGGGTAAGATTTCAACGTGGTAGGCCTCGTAAGATTGGAGGCTATAGAGTTATTTCTAATAATTTAACAGGCCCATCACGAGGTATTTGGGTTAATGCTCAAAATGCGTTTAACTATATTTTCTCAGGCTATTCGGATGGATTGCAAGAATTAACAATTGATGATAATGGCGTGGGAGCAGGGTTTTTAGAGCTTACGCTTTCAAACTTTACACCTTCGCCGCTAAATCTTTGGCAGTTTGATGGGTTTTATGACGTAGGTGGCGCAGGTGTTAATACCTTGCTTGCTCATCCAGGGCAAAATCTTGCCGCAATTGATAGTACTACAGACACGCCTGTTTTAATTGGTGATATTAATGGCTCAACCATGAGTCAGATTGGCGTCTTTACAGCGTCGGTGACTACTGTAAATGGGCTGCCAACTATAACACTGGCAACTGCAAATATTTTAATTGGCGCAGGCCAAACCATAACAGGAACGGGAATTCCTGCAAGCACAACTGTTGTTTCTGTTTCAGGCACTACGGTCACGATGTCGGCTAATGCAACGGCCTCGGCTACGGTTACGGCCACTTTTAATAATAATGTTGCCGTATCTGGTGGCGTTGTTACACTTCAACCATATGTGTTTGTTTATGGCAATAATGGTTTCATTAGAAATTGCTCGGCCGGAAACGCTCAAGATTGGGTCTCAGCTGATGCTAATGAGATTAATGTTGCCACAGGTAAGATAGTGCAAGGCCTGCCTGTTCGTGGCGGCTCCAACGCGCCATCTGGTCTTTTTTGGTCTTTAGATTCTTTAATTCGTGTATCATACGCACCGCAATCTTTAGGCGTTGCCGGCACGGCTAATTACGCTATACCTACTTTTTGGCGCTATGACATTATTTCATCGCAATCATCAATCATGTCATCGCAATCTGTGATTGAGTATGATGGCATTTACTATTGGTGCGGGGTTGACCGTTTCCTGCTCTATAACGGGGTGGTTAAAGAGATTCCCAATCAGATGAATCAAAACTGGTTCTTTGACAATCTGAACTATTCCCAAAGACAGAAAGTTTGGGCTACCAAGGTGCCTCGATTCGGCGAAGTGTGGTGGTTTTACCCACGTGGCAATTCCACAGAATGCAATGATGCCATCATCTACAATATTCGTGAAAACACTTGGTACGACGCCGGCCAAGCTCTAGGCTCCCGTAGATCCGCAGGTTACTTCTCTCAGGTATTTACCTTTCCGGTCAAGGCCGATTGGGACACCTTGCCTCAAGAGACAAAGCTAACCGCTGAGTTTACCTACACTTCCGGGTTCGATAAGCTTACAACTGACACATACTATGGTGATTTATCAATTAATGATGTTGTTGAAGGCACTGATATTCCTACAGGCACAACCATTATTGCCCTACAATCCAGCGGCATTGAAACGTTAGGTGCAATTACTCCAGGTGCAGGGTACGCCGATGGCGTGTATTCAGATGTGCCACTTACAGGTGGTTCGGGTGGTGGAGCAACGGCAGATATTACCGTGGCCGCAGGAGCGGTGACCGTGGTGACCTTAGTTGAGCCTGGTGCTGCTTATGAAGTTGGAGATGTCTTATCGGCCGATGATGCCGATCTTGGTGGAGGGGGTGGCGCAGGATTTGCTATTCCCGTCACCGATCTTTGGACTATGGTCATTACCCTGAGTCAGGCTCCAACTGCTTCGGATACACAAGATATTACGTTTAAAACACCTGAGAATCGAATTGAGGTTTATCAACATGAAATAGGCGTTGATGCTATTAATGGTCAAAACATTAACGCCATTGAGTCTTACTTTGAGACTAATGACCTAGGCTGGGTATCCGGTGGACCATCTCAACCAACTATGGACGGGCTAAATAGATGGCTTAGACTTGAACGTGTTGAGCCAGATTTCTTACAAGAAGGCGAAATGAATTTAGTTGTTACAGGCCGTCCATACGCGCAAATTGCAGATCAGGCGTCAAATCCGTATTATTTTAGCCCAAATACGGGTAAAATTGACATGAAAGAACAACGTCGAGAACTGCGGCTTAGATTTACATCCAATGTTGTAGGTGGTGACTATCAGTTAGGCCGTGTGATTTTAAACGCAACAATCGGCGATTCGCGAGGCTATTCATGATAGCGCAAAGTTATGTTAGTCAACCACTTGTGTATGATCCACGGTTTCATACCTGGGATTCATGGGCTTCACTAATGGTTGAATTTTATGCTGCGCAGCAATTGTCAATTCCTGGCAAAGAAGATACTTGGAAACAATGGGCTGAGGGGCTAAAAGCAATTGATGTATTTACTAATGAAGCCATTCCTGGGCCTGCCAACTTTAGTAACTGGCAAGATTGGGCTGCAGCGCTACTTGCAGCTATTAACCCAAGAGTTGCAGCATGAAATATTGGTGTGAGAATAATCCTGTAAGAACACACTTTTATGATGGGTGGAGTATCTTATTTCCTGCATGGGAAAAAGCTTTTGTGCATGTTGCATTGCATTACAAA